TACGATGCTCACGGCGATTTATTCCTGGCTGATGAACTATCACCTGACAACATGCGACTCTGGAAAAAAGACACGAAAGAGAGATTCGATAAAGATCTTTTTCGTAAAGATGAAGGAGACATTGTAGAAGCATATAAGAAAATACTATTACAACTGAGGCAGTTCGCATGAAGATTACTCAAAAGATTATTGATGATCTCACTGAAGCATTAGCACACACCAAGAAGGATGGTACTGAGAACTGGAAAGATGGAGATGAAATAGATGTCTGTCTTGCTGGTACATTTGCAGCAGATAAATTTATTACATTGATCAATAGATCCAAATGAAAGTAATTAGAGACTGTATCTCTCAGGAATTACATGGTGCATTAAATACTGAGATCAGATCCTTAGCAGGTCATCAGGTTTGGTTGTCTAGTGCAGTAGACTGGTGTGATTCCATCAAGCAGGGTATTCAGGGTAGTACATTGACTACACCTATGCCTGATGCATTGTGTGAGATGTTAGAAGAAGAAATAAAGGAACACTTACCTCCCTATGATGAACTGAAGTGTTCCTTTTATATTTGGCAAGCAAACTCTGGTATTGCCATGCATAATGACAACAACTATAAGTTTGGTGGTACTATCTACCTCAATGATGAGTGGTATCCTCAATGGGGTGGGTTATATGTGTGGATAGACAAGGGAGCACCAGAGGATGCTGTAGGGCATGCTTTACTACCTAAGGCTCGGACGTGTGTCCTAAATAATCAGAGTGAGTATCATATGGTAACCCCAGTGTCACCATATGCTCAAGCACCACGATTCACAGTACAATTTAGAGCACACAAATAGTGTCTAGTTTAGGTCATACATGTTATAGTTCTGGTCCGATTCCTCTTTTACCAGACGGATCAATACCTGGTCAGAACCCTGCTCAAACTCAGGGTACACCTCCACCAGTACCTGTCACGCAGCCTGGTGCAGAGATTAGAACTATAGTTGGTACATGTTATGGTCCTGCACTACCTCTAACACCATCAACAGATATACCTCCTTATAGACAGGGAGAACAGACACCTCCACCTACCATAGATCCTGGTGAAACTATAAGGACTATCGTAGCAAGGTGTTATCCACCTATAATACCTGATCCACCTGGTCCACCACCAGATGGTCCTCCACCACCTGTTATTGATATACCTGACTTCTGTAGCCTTGTACCTTGGGCAGATATGGGTCTAGATATACCATCTTTTTGTGGTGACTTCCCTATTATAATTACACCACCTAGTCCACCACCTGATCTACCTCCATGGTGGGGAAAGGGTGCCGATTGTAAGCGTCTAGCACCATTGTTAAGCATGGATCCACCTGCTGCACGTAAGCATGAGGATTGGAACCAAGGTGCAAAGGAACCACCAGAAGGTAAGAAGTTTGTCTGGGTTGTGCTCAGAGACTATGGAACTGGTACTGATGCAGTACGTAAGGGTGAAGAATTAATATGTGACAATGAACAGCATCCATTAAACCCTGACTGGGGTGATTGTGTAAAGGATGCTATCGAGTGTCTCTTTAAACCATATGTTACTGGTACGTGGAAGCCACCTACTGCTAACTGTGAGACACATTACTTTAGAGGTCAGAACTCTACAACAGGTAAGATTTGTATTAAGAACTGCTTCCCTGATCGTATGCCCATCTATGAGTATAGAAAAGGTACTCCAGTAGGTAACATACAGATCATGCCTTTCGGTAGGGGATTCCATAACCGTAGGTTTGTTACTACTAGAGCAGATGGCACATGGAATGAGAGAAAGGTAAGATGTGAGGGTGGTAACCGAGTCTTTAATAGTACTGCTACACAGACACAAACCTTCACTGCTAATGGATTAACTGTTACTGTCAAGGTCACACCTATAGATGATGGTGGTGAGTATGATAGTAGTTGGTGGGTTGAGTCATGGTCAGGAACCATGCCTGCTATCGGTACTACATGGGAACACTCATGGAATGCTGGTAAGGGTACAGTATATGTAAAGGTTACTGTTGTAGACGGTGCTGGTTCAGGACAGGATCATGCTTATGGTAGAGAGACAGTAGCACCTGCAGGGTATGATCGTGTTCATACTGAACCTGCTTTCTATATTTTACAGTACCCTGAGAGAGGTACAGTGCCTCTCTATAAGTTCTATAGTCCTACAACTGTAGATACTATGCTTACGACTAATCCAGGTGCTCCAGACACCGAGGGTGCTGGTGAGAGAGCGACTATGGATGCTGCTGGTATGACACAGGGTGAAATACTAGGGTATGCCTTTAAGAATAAAGAGGATGCCATCGCATACCTAGGTGAGGATGAACAGGTAGTGGAACTGCATAGGTACTTTGCTAATTCTATTAGTAACAGTGCATATAATGACCACATGTATTCCATACAGTCTATGGGTACTGAGACTCCACCTAAGTATGGAACACGTCAGACATATACATTACCTACTAACCCTAAGACTTCATACATCGTTGCTTATAAGATGATGAAGCCTGCTGCTTCATATAAGAACTCATGGGGTGTTGTTATACACAATAAAGAATGTACTGAGATCTATTGGACTAAGACTATAGAGTCTAATGTCAATCAGAACAGTGAGTTTAAACAGTTTGAGGTTCCATTGTCTGTCCTTAAGACACATGCTGGTAAGGAGATGGGATTCTATCTCATACCTGATGGACATGACTATGGTGTAACTAATAATGATTCACCTAGTTTCTATGTGTCTGGTGATGGATGGAAGAGGACAGGAGGTAGTGCTCAGAGTGATTGGGTATTCTTCTCTGACCCTCAGATGAATCCAGGTAATAGAAATAAGACTAAGTGGGTAGGTAACAACTGGCAGTGGTGGGAAGACTTACTTGCTGGTGATGACGATTACGATGACTTTAAGGTACACTATGAGGTACTAGCACCAGGTGGTGCATATTATTATGAAGGTGTGCAGTGCTATGTCTTTAAGGATCCTGCACCTGAAAAGATAATGATTGATATAGTTGAGAAGGATGGTTGTTCTACTAATATATTTGATGGTATCTTTGATGATATATTACTGACTAGATCAGAGTGTGGTCCTCTAGCACCACCTACTACATGGACTGCAGAGAGTTCCATCATGGGATGTGGTACATGTACTGGTGACTATGTAAATGATCAGAACAGAGAGCAGACACTGAACGTTCTGAAGACTGCTACTCTACAACTGAAATCATTTGGTTGTATTATTTCAGCACCTGAACAAGAGTGTATGGTCTTCAGGTTCCTTGTTAAGAAGAATGGTGTTAACGTAGTCGATGAGACCTATGAGTTAGCAACCTTCCCCTTTGTTGGTAATAATTTAGGTAATGCATTCACTGTAACTAAGGATGATACTGTAACCTTTAGGTTGGAATCAATTGATTCTGGTCCTTACTTTGGTAATGCATCTGTTAACTTTATATTCCTAGCAAATAACTCTGAGTTTAGTGGGTCATGGTCTGCTAGATTGGGTACTATATCTGCTGATGAGAATATTGCTGGTCGTTCTGAAGCATATGCTAGTAACCCTTATGGTGGTGGGTCTATTAAGAAGATGTCTGTTGAGGTGTGGGATCATGAGAGGAATGAGTGGTCTACATCTGTTGCTTGTTGGGACAACGGTCAACTGAATACTAATAATGCTAATGGTCAGACAGCAGACTGGTCTAATGTATACTTCAGTGGTAACACTTGGAACTGTTCTGGTTTAAATCCATGTCCTGCTCCATACTATGAGAATGGTACGACTGATCGTAATGGACACGTACTTACTACACGTATCAATGGTGATGGTAATACTACTACTGGTGGTATTCAGTACGATAAACTATTTGGACACTCACGTGGTCTGATTATGAAGGCTGCTGAACCTAATGTAAGGAACAACAGTGACCTTGGTAATATGACTGACTGGGTACACCATTCTATAGGTGACGGTTATACTTCTTGGTTCATTAACAAACAGTTATCTAAGGCAGGTAATCCACAGACTGCTATTGATGATATAGATGCTGTGTATTCAGCAGGTATACAGGCATGGAACGGTGGTGTTAGTGGGTCTCCTTACGTAGGATCCTATAGTAAGATGGCATTCTTCCATGACTATCTCTTGGGTAGTGTATTAGATGGTACGTGGAAAACTCTTAACCCACCATCAGGTAAGGTACGTATGGCATTCTGGCCCTATGCTGACGAGGGTGATAATAATGCTAGAGATAAGTGGGGTTGTGCTATAGAAATATTTGGTTTGGTTAATGCTGGTACTAACTATAGACAAGGAGACCAATTTGAGTTAGTATGGCCACCATACCAACCAAATAACTATCAAGCATTACCTGGTTCCACTCCTTACTTCCCCAAGGATGACCCCAACTATTCTTTCCCTGATAGGTTAGAGTTATTGGTACGAGGGGAGAATAATCCAGAGGAGTTCACACCTAGGGAAGCATTCTATCAAGAGTCACACAACAGAGACTCTAACGTTTGGTTACTCTGTCAGCATAAGCTAGATAGAGTGAGGTTTAGAATAACAATTGATGAGATTACAACATGAGTAACGCTGAAGGATTTGGACCAAAGACAACTAAGGCAGACAGAGATCTTTATAAGTCTGCTAGAGAGTTGTCTGCTATTCATAAGGTTCTTAGGAAGAACCCAAGTGATACTGCTGGTCGTCGCAAGATGTTAAAGCAACTTAGGAGATACTATCGTGGTCCCCTTGCTGAACTAGATCGTATCGACATGAAGGAACCTACCTTCCCTAAGGATGCTGAGTGGATGAAAACAGATGAGGAGATAGAACAGATAGAACAAGAACAAAAGACACGTATCAATACAGATAAACTTCGTCAATCATTGAGTAAAGATGTTTCAGAAACTAATTAACCCTAAGACTGAAACGTATAAGTTAGTCAAGGAGTTTGCATTATCACCAGAGTTTCCATGGTTTTATGTAGAGAATGCTACACCACAGGACGTATCTAATAGTGAGTTCCAGACTGTACCATTCTATAGTCATGTACTGATAGCAAGACCTAAGTGGCAGGGTATAGGTGGTAACTATATGTTTCCTGAACCTCAATCAGAGCAACTAGGACAGTTCTATCCACTATTAGAGGAGATTTTGGTTGCGAATGAGATACCAGTCACCACATTGCTCAGATATAATGTGAACTGCACCCATCCTCAGTCAGATGATCGGTTATCCGTACCTCATAGAGACCACCCCTATCCTCACAAGAATTTGATTGTGTACCTAGAGGGTGAAGGTGATACAGTTTGTTTTCCTGATGATATTGATGCTCCTACATGGGCAAATGCTAATAGTTTCAGTCCACAACAGGATGATGTGGTAGTATTTGAGGGTCTACATTGCATGAGACCACCAGAAACAGGACGTAGAGTCGTCTTGGTTGCTACCTTCCTTTAAATGTTTCCCCAAGTTCACCCCAGTTTCTCAACTGGCACACTTGACACCGTTTTAAAAGTCTGGTAGTATAAATAACTTAACATAAGCACACAGGAATCGAAAGATCGTACCCCTGCGTCGAATGTTTAAAGATTTCCATGTCGAGGAAGTCTAACATCCGCAGGGTTTTTCCTTGCGAGACACTACACATCTATTATGTCTATTAAATCAACAATCGCTGCTATCGCAGCAAGTCCATTTCTACTCGCTGGAGCCGCTTTTGCTGGTCCTTACGTGAATGTAGAAAGCAATCTTTCATATCCTGATGGAGATTATTCTGCCGCAACAACCGACGTTCATGTAGGTTATGAAGGTGGAGAAGGACAACTCGGCTACTACGTACAAGCAGGCCCTGCTTTCGTTCATAGCGAGACTGATTCTGACACTGAGACTGAGTTCTCTGGTAAGGTTGGTCTAACTGTTGCCGCTACAGATTCTCTTGGAGTCTATGGTGAGCTCTCAGGCATCAGCAACGGCGAAGACAGTGGTGGAGACACCATCATTGATTGGGGTGCTAAAGTTGGTGCTAAGTTCACCTTCTGATCACTGGTCGATATAAACTAAATAGGGTGTCTCATGACACCCTTTTTTATTGGAGAATAAACATATGGCAAATCCTGGTGGTACAGTAATCTATACCCGAAGTGGGTGTCCCTATTGCGTTAAAATAAAAGAAGTGTATAATGCTAAGGGATGGGCATTCAGAGAATACACTCTCGGTAATCAGTTCACACGTGAACAGTTTAAGAATGAGTTCGGACAGGGTGCTACATTTCCACAGGTACTCATCAACGGTCAACGTATTGGTGGGTGTACTGAGACAATTAAGTTCTTAAGAGAAACAAACCAACTCTGATGCCTAATTACGATCCTGATAATGAAGCCCTCTACTCTTTGTTAGATAAGGCTATTGATACTGCAATGATCCAACAGAAGTTTCTTTTTAACATGAAGAAGTATCTAGAGGATCATTCGTACACTCGTAAACAAACCAAGGAACTCTTAGAATCCTCTGTGATGCAGGAGGTCATCAATAATACTGGTGACCTTAATGGATACTTAGATGGTGACAAGCAATGTAAAGAAGCGTATGGTCACCTAAAGAAGGTACAAGTGGTCAAGATTCGTAACTATCTTGCTCAGATAACAACGGATACCCATGAGTATTATGCTCATCGAAAACCAGGTAGACCTAAGGGTTCTAAAAACAAGAGAAAAAAGACATCTAAATAAAAAAAAGTAAGGGAGTATCCGTATGGAACATTTAGATTTTTTATACATTTCTCTCTTTCTAACCATCGGAAGTTTTCTACTAGGGTTCCTAGTATCTTGGAACATCAAAGCAGTCTATGATTCATGGATTGCTAGAGCAGACTACGCTGCTATGGTCATGCACCCTGAAATGTATGACGAGAATGGTTCGCTAATTAGTCCTGAAGAGTTGATGTACTTGCGAATTGCTGACGATGATGATACAATTGATGATGATGATGAGTAAACTATGAAATTATTAATTTCTGAGGTGCTCCAGAAGGCACACAATGCCAAGACGAAGGCAGAGAAGGTAAAGATTTTACGTGATCATAAGACAGATGCATTGATGTCTGTCTTCATTATTAACTATGATGAATCTGTTGTCTCTTTACTACCTGAAGGCAAGGTTCCTTTCCGAGAGAATGAAGCACCTGAAGGTACTGAACATACCAAACTGGAACATGAGGCAAGACTTCTATACCATTTCTTTAAGGGTGGATCCAAGTTACCTGCTCTTAAGAGAGAGACCATGTTTATTCAGATGCTAGAAGGTCTACATCCTTCAGAAGCAAATGTTATTATCCTTGCCAAGGATAAGAAACTTAATACCAAATATAAAGTGACCAAAGCCTGTGTAACGGAAGCATTTCCAGAGATTACATGGGGTGGTAGGTCATGACCCTTAAAGTATTAGTGCAGGAATGCACTGACGAGGATGTAGCAGATAAGAAACTACCAGTCCATTCATATGTGGTATCATATGTGAAGGAGGATAAAGTTTGTCGTGACATTGTACTCGCTGGCAGTAAAGGAACTGTAGAGATCTTTGATCACTACTGGGACCTCTACAAGGAGGGGTTGCAAGGTTGGAAACAGACTAATGGTCGTGTACCAGTGAATCAATGGAACAATCAACGCAAAGTAGAGGAGAAACAGAAACCCAAAAAGAAAAAATGAATTCGATATATGATTTTACAAAAGGTAAGAAGGATGAGATTGACAAGGAGTCTAAGATTCTTGGAGCACAAGCTGCTACTGCAATCTTGGGTATAATATTTGGACCTTTTGTAGTGTGGGCAGCATGGAATGTAGTGATGCCAGCACTCTTCGGACTACCTACTATAGGGTACGTCTATTCTTTAGCACTTTATGTACTTGTTAAGACCCTGAAATGACAAAAGTATGTGTAATTTCCGTCACTCCAGATGCTGAGAGGACTATAGGATACATCGCAAGAGTATCTAACCCAAAGAACCAGGACAACGAGAAGGTCGCTGGTCTTTTAAAGTATTGTATCAAGCATGGACATTGGTCTATCTTTGAGCAAGCACACATGACTGTTGAGATCAATACAACACGTGGACTTGCTGCACAGATACTGAGACACAGGTCGTTCACATATCAAGAGTTCAGTCAGAGGTATGCTGACTCATCTCTATTAGCAGATGAGATACCACTACCAGAACTAAGGAGACAGGACACTAAGAACCGTCAGAATAGTATCAATGATCTTGATCCTAAGATGGTCAATAAGTATGAGATACTCATGGCAGATCACTTCAGACATGGCATGGATCTCTATCAGCAGATGCTTAATGATGGTATCGCTAAGGAGTGTGCTAGGTTTGTACTACCACTAGCGACACCTACTAGGTTATACATGACAGGTAGTGTACGTAGTTGGATTCATTACATAGATCTACGCTCTGCTAATGGTACTCAGAAGGAGCACATGGACATTGCTAATACTATTAAGAGACATTTTATATGTCAGTTCCCAACAGTAGCAGAGGCATTGGGGTGGTGTGAAGAGTGTGACTGTAAGGAAGATGATTACTGGAATGATATGCAACCTTGCCTACGCATTGATTGATGGCAGAAGTAGTACCAGCATTCTCTTCACCAATCTATGTGACAGGTGTGGACAAAGACTTTCCAAAGATTAACTGGGAGTCTTTAGAGTTCACACCATATAATATAGAGAGTGTCGGATATCGTACAGTTGATCAGCATGTGTTGGACTCATTCCCTGACCTAGAGGGGTGGGTCTTTCAGCATGTATTGGACTATGTTATTGGTGCAATGGGGGTTGATCCTGATCTGCATTGGCCTGAGATAACATGCTCATGGATCAACAAGTATAAGAAGGGACAAGCATCAGTACCTCATCATCATGCTAACAGCATGTACTCAGGTAATATATTCTTACAAGGAGACACAGGTAACCTAGTGTTTGAGAAACCTAAACATATGGTTGTAGAACCCACGCTCTCCCAACAGAACCTATATAATTCTACTAGCTTTACTCTACCACCAATAGAGTCAGTGCTATGTATGTTTCCGTCTGATCTTAGGCATCATACCTTGCCAAATGAATCAGAATCGGATAGAATAACACTCTCCTTTAATGTAATGGTTAGAGGACAACCACGATGGATAGAAGACAATGCCAACGTATGATTTTAGAAACAAAGAGACAGGTGAGATCATCGAGAACGTAGTTATGTCCATGCATGACCTCGATAAATATAAGGAGGATCATCCTGAATTAGAAAGATACTTCGGGAACCAAGCACCTAAGGTAACTTATGGACTACCTAAACAATCAGATGGATTTAAAACTGTGATGCAGAAGATCCAGAATGACCATCCTGCTGCTGATCTATCAAGATTTACTTAAATTATGCCAGTAAAGAAGCGTAAGACCCCTGCACCTAAAACTGCCAAGGTCATGAGACGTAAAAAACCTATCAATATAGACCAACTTAAAACGATTGAGCCTATAGGTGACAATCAGAAGTTGGTTTTTGATTCCTTTAAGGATGGTAGGAACCTTGTACTTCATGGTGCTGCTGGTACTGGTAAGACATTCATTAGTTTGTACCTTGCACTCGAACAGGTACTTGACTTAACGTCACCATATGAGAAAATATATATGGTTCGCTCTCTTGTACCCACGAGAGAGATTGGTTTCCTACCTGGAGACCATGAGGATAAGTCAAACCTATATCAGATACCTTATAAGAACATGGTGAAATACATGTTCGAGATGCCTGATGAACCATCGTTCGAGATGTTGTACGATAACTTGAGAGCACAGCAGACTATAAGTTTCTGGTCTACCTCGTTCATACGTGGCACAACATTTGACAGGGCTATTATAATAGTAGATGAGTTCTCGAACCTAAACTTCCATGAACTTGACTCCATCATCACTCGTGTTGGTCAGGATTGTAGGATAATATTCTCTGGAGATTATTCACAAACCGACTTACAAAAGAACGGAGAGCGTCAAGGTGTGCTAGACTTCATGAAGATCTTGCAGACTATGCCATCCTTCCAGACTGTAGAGTTTAGTATTGGAGACATCGTACGCTCTGGTCTGGTACGTGAGTACCTCATCAGTAAAAGTCAACTAGGTTTTAATTAATGAAAGTCTTTAATCATGTTGGTCCTGCAGGTACTTTAGATGAACTTCCTACTCAGAATGTTGAGGGTCGTAGATTCTACAAGTCACCTAAAGGACACTGGTATCCTTCTGTTACTACTGTTGTTAGTAAACAATCCATAGAAGGTATCAAAAAGTGGGAGGAACGTGTTGGTTGGGTTAAAGCAGAGAAGATTCGTAGAGAATCATCTTGGCGTGGCACTCAGTACCATACTATAGTGGAGTACTATCTTAATAATGAAACTACGAAAGTTAATGAAGTCAAAGGTCTTCCCTCGTACCTTTTTGGGTTTTCTCGTGAGGTTCTTGATCGTATTGACAATATTCATTTGCTGGAAGCCCCTCTTTATTCTGATGATCTACGCATTGGTGGGCGTGTTGATTGTATTGCTGAGTTTGATGGCGAGCTTGCTATAATCGATTTTAAAACAACCAAGGACATCAAGAAGGTGGAATGGTTGGAGAAGTATTTTGTACAGGAAGCAGCGTATGCTTACATGTACTATGAACGCACTGGTGTAGAGGTTAAGAAACTTGTGACCTTATCTGTTGCAGAGAATGGTCAGACACAAGTAGAACAACGCTACGACAAGGCACCATACATAGACACACTCTGTGAATGGATCAAAGAGTTTCAGATGGAGTTTCTAACTGAAGCTGTAACTAATGGAGTGATTACAGAATGAAAGAGCTTGAGGAAAATTTTATGACACAGGCAAAGTTTAGTACCTTGGTAGAACATACCGTACAGAATAGTAATGGTCTCATAAACTACATAGAAGCAGTCGCAACTGTCTGTGATGACTACGACATTGAGATAGAAGTCGTTAACAAACTGATCTCTAAACCACTGAAGGATAAGATCAAAGCTAACGCACAACAATTAAATTGTATCAAACGCACAAGTAGAGGGGTTTTACCATTATGAACGAAGATTTCTTCCGTTCTGAAGTGATACAGGCCGAACTAGATGATCTTCAGACAACTTATAATGATTTGCTCCAGATGTCTAGCAAGTTAAACCAGTTAGATAAGGTGCAACAGTTGGAACATATCAACAAAACATTAGAGTTGATTGCCAAGCAGAAAGTATTTTATGCTCGTCTCCAATTGATGAGTAACTATGTTACAGATGGTGACGATGGTTCGACTGAAACAGTTAAAGAGGTCAAGGAACGCATCGATCAGGTCAGTCAGATCTATTCTGGCGGCAACAACCTTTTAAATATCCTACAGGCGATGGAGGACAAGCTCCTATGCTGGAAGAAGGATTTAGAGGGTGTTGACAAAGCATAAATAATATGCCATCATATGATGGTCAACAAGCCAAATACAAAAACACACGGAGAATACAATGTCATTTGCATCCCTTAAGAAGTCCTCTAGGTCTTCCATTGCTAGTTTAACAAAGGAACTAGAGAAACTGAACAGTAAGGGTGGCGGTAACGGTCCTGACGAACGACTCTGGAAACCAGAAGTCGATAAGGCAGGTAACGGTTATGCTGTCATTCGTTTCCTTCCTGCTCCAACAGGAGAGGAACTACCTTGGGCACAGGTATGGTCACATGCTTTCCAAGGACCAGGAGGTTGGTACATCGAGAACAGTTTGACCACAGTAGGTCAGAATGATCCAGTCGGTGAACTCAATCGAGTCCTATGGAACAGTGGTCTGGATTCAGACAAGGACGTTGCTCGTAAGCAGAAGCGTAAGCTTTCTTACTACAGTAATATCTTGGTCGTTAAAGATCCTCTGCACCCAGAGAATGAAGGAAGAGTCTTCCTTTATAAGTATGGTAAGAAGATTCATGACAAGTTAGTTGAGGCAATGAAGCCACAGTTTGAGGATGAGGAACCCATCAACCCATTCGATTTTTGGAAGGGTGCTGACTTTAAGTTAAAGATTGTCAAGCAAGATGGATACTGGAACTATGATCGTTCTGAGTTTGCATCACCATCAGTCTTAGGTGACTATGAAGATGCTAAACTAGAGGAGATCTATAACCAAGAGTATAGTCTTGCAGCGTTTACTAATGCTGAGAACTTTAAACCTTACGAGGTATTAGAGAAGAGATTAAACTTAGTTCTAGGTAAGAACAAGGTACGTGTACAGACACGTGAAGATGAGGAAGAAGTTCTTCCACACAATGTACCACAGGCCGCTGTACAAACTGTCACAGGTAGTGTACCAAGTGGGTTTGGTGATAGTGTAGAATCATTAAAGACAGATGAGGATCCTGATCTGTCATACTTCTCACGATTAGCAGAGGAAGACTGATGAAAAAGTGGTTGCTAGCTCTCCCTATACTGATGCTTGCTGCACCAACAGGTGCAAAGGCAATCACTTGGGATGAGTTGGTAGAGTGGGCAAATACGCCCACTCATTACCACCACCATCATCATTACTATGGTGGACAGACTCGTCGTTGGTGTAATGAGATAAGATATCATGAAGAGTATGTTCCAGGCAGACATGATTATCATGGTGGATGGATGCCAGGATATGTTAATAAGTGGCAAGAGACTGTAAGAATACCATGCAGAGGGTATAGACGGAGGAGATACTATCACTGATGCTTTACCAAACATATATGAATCCTGAAGCAAAGGAAATGAATCCTAAGCTTCATGAAAGTGTGAAGAAATACGTTGTCACTGACCTTGCTAAGGGTGGTGCATCAAGAACAGAATTTAACTTCCATGAGAAAAAAATAGACGACCTAAGTCGTCTTTTTAATTGGATAGAAGATGTATTACCTCAAGCAGCATTTCATTTTGCTCAGGGTAGTACTGATGATGACTATGATCCAACTCTATTAGGGTTTGATCCAAAAAGATTTAGGATAACAGAGTGTTGGGGTATAGAGTTTAACAAAGGGGATACTGTAGAAGCACACAACCATTTCCCATACTCCATGTCATTCTGTTACTATGTTAGGGTACCAGACAAGGATACTCCATTAGTTCTCTTTAATGAACTAGGAAATAGTAGTGACATGATGGGTGAAGCAGTTGAGATTGAGGATGGTATGCTATGCTTCTTCCATGCTAAGACATTCCATTTTGTACCCCCAAGTCAGAGCGACGGACGCTGTGCTATCGTAGGAAATATTTTATATGATCCTGATATATAATTCGACTTTTGATTCCCAATAAGTCGGAAAAAAAACTCAGGGTATTTTTACTCGCTGTAGGTCGAGCTAGAATCTGTAGTACCAGAGATAACTCCAGATGAGTTAACAGTACCAACATTTGATGTATCTACAGTTCTAACTTGTTCACCAGATGACATTGTAGTTACTGTAACGGTTCTATTGACTAATTCTGAATTAGAGGCAAAATCGACTGTAGCAGTATTACCATATACTGTACTATATCCAGATTTCTCTGTAACGAAGATTTCTTCTACAGAACCCCAAGTCATTTTTACGTCACCAGCGTCAATTTCGTCATGTGGCTCATATTCGCATAATCGTTTAAATTCTTCTGCAAAGGTTTCTACGTATGCAGGTTTTAATAACCATATAGACCCTTTATAGTCATTTAACTGTTTTTCGTACTCATAGTTGGTTATGGGAATTGATGGATTTGTTACTGTGACTCCCTGAACCGTATATGACCAATTTTCGTTTACTACCAATCCTGCAGGTACAACAACCTCACCTCTATTGGATATTACCTCTTCATCTTGGTGAATGTCATTTGAGCGTATTTCGTTAGTTTCATAATGGTGGACTCCATCAGGATCACCATATCTTTTCGTAATTACGTTAAATAGCTGATCTTCGGATAATGGCCATTCGTCGTAAATATTGGTAATATTGTTACATAGCAAAACGACCCAATCATAGTCAGTAGATCCATAAAATCTATGAGCGACTTGATCGGGTCGTTCGTTGTTTTGTACAGTTACTTGCTCAAATCCGAGAATTGCCTTTTGGACGGAATCGATGATTTTTGCTCTTCTAAAGATATTTTTGGCAACAATCCATGGTTCGACATTATTGCGTCGAATACTGCTTACTCTTACCTTTACATCAGGTAGATATTTAAAATAATTTGCCATAATTCCTATTAATTAATTTTTCTACCTCTTCTATTAACCTTTTTACCCTCTTTTGCTTTTTCAGCAGCAATGGCAGCCTTACGTGCCAGCTCTTGTCTTTCTTTTTCTTCCCAAGCAGCTTTAGATTCTCTACTAGTACCTGCAGCAACTGGATCCAAAAGGAGATCGTTTGTTATGAATGCAGTCTCATCGAATCTTAGTGTCATCTTATAAGAAGCAGGACCCCAATCCTTAGTCTTATTATCACCCGATGCTTTAAGTGATGTATTTTGACCGTTAGGTGTTAGGTTTAATTGCATATCTGTCAATACCATTTTGACAGGGAATTGCATAATCATGCTTAGTGTTGATGGTTTATTAAAACCAGCAGACTCATCTTCCAGTTTTCTCGGCTCAAAACGAACAATATCAGTTTTAAAGAATTTAGGGATAGTTAGCCATTCATCGTTTTCACCAGTCTTCGTGGGCAACATAGCAGATCTTAAGGTATAGATGATATTTTGGATTTGGTTGACTTCACTTGTATTTCTAGGTGCCATATCAAAATTAAAGGAATGACTACGATACCTTACTCCTTTAAATGTAGTTTCTTCGTATGGATTAAATACTGCCTTATTTTGTAGTGCTGATAATGCATCTTTATCTGCTAGTGATCCACCTGTAAGAGCAGAAGCACCATTAAATGCACCTGTAATTGCTTGGAATACTGCCTGTTTTCCTCTAGTTTTTGCACCTGCTTGTAGTAGTGCTGTCGATAAACCACCATCACCTATTTCCTTACCACCTTCTCCACCCATTATATTATCTTCTGCCCATTGAGCACCAGCAAGTAATGAGTTACCAAATGGTCCTAGAGCACTTCTATTGTAATTGGTACTATATTGTTCGTTAAGTTGATGAGGCAGATATAAATAAACAGTACGCCATATACCTGTGGTGTTATCACCAGTTACCCTATTACCTTGGAATTTTGTATTTACCTTCGAATTAAATGACCACTCACCAGATCCTTGTGACTTCTTTCTGTCTTTAATGTAATTATATGGTGATTGTTTATTTGGATCGTATATGGTGAATTTAAGGTAATCCATTACCTTAGTCTCAAAACGAGATCTATCACTTAGACCATCATTACTGTTACTGGGACCAGCTGGTGGAATTTCTGGATATATTAGTCTGGAGGATGTCATGAGTTATTCAGGGAAGTTCAGACCATCAAATAAACATAAGTACAAAGGTGATCACACTAATGTTATTTATAGGAGTTTGTGGGAACTTAAGTTTATGAAGTGGTGTGACGTAAATGAAAACGTTTTGGAGTGGGGCAGTGAAGAAATTATTATTCCATATAGGTCTCCCGTGGATAATCGTATCCATCGCTATTATCCCGATTTTTATGTTAAAGCCATCACGAGAAACGGAAGATCCACAAAAAGCATCATTGAGATCAAACCTTATGATCAGACTAAACAACCGAAACGTAAGAACACTCGTAAGGTAACTAAAAGATATCTTAGTGAAGTTAAGACATTTGCCATTAATAACGCTAAGTGGAAAGCAGCAGATAGTTATTGTAAGGATCGTAGGATGACGTTTCGTATACTCACAGAAAAAGAACTCAAAGTATGAGCATCTTTAAAGACATTAAGGATCTTGCAAGTGGTAAACCACAATCAAAAGATTGGTATCGCTCACAGATGTTTTATGGATTGCCAGATTTACAGACAGATATAAAAGCAGGGTTGATATTGTTTTATAATTATAATGCTACTACTGAGAGGTTACCATTCTTTGATCGTTATCCTATGACTCTGGTTACTGGGATTAGTCCAATTACAGGTCATTTTTGGGGCGGTAATCTACACTATTTACGTCCAGAAGTCAGACAGGGAGTAGCAAAAACATGGGGTAATGGTGGTGTTACATATCCCCTCCGTTGCCATCATAAATACTTAATGTCAAATGCTACAACTATAAAGGTGGTAGAACCTATAGAACTGCGTGATATGATCCCGTTACCGTTAGAAAAATTTGTTGTTAACGTTGCTGGTCAAAGACTTGATATACCTAGTAGCTTTATTTGGAGTCGAGTTTAATGGCAAACATAAGACACGGACCTACTAGTCCTAATAATTTTGATGCTTTTTGGGAGGCAGTAAAAACTGGAAAGTTAGAACCGTCCAGACAGAATTTATATGCCATTGATATACAACCTCCCGCTACTTTAGGAAATCTGATAGACACTAACGTTAGTAAAAGCAATCCAGGTGTATCTATAGACTCCTTTCAGAGAAATATTAATTTATTTTCTTCTAGTGTTACTATTCCTAGTAGAGCAGTTACTATCGGTCAGGTTAATAATCATGGTATGATTCGTAGGTTTGGTACTGGTCAAACTAGTTCACAGATAAGTATGAGTTTCTTATCTACCAAGGATAATTTTGTTAGAGAATGGTTTGAGTACTGGTTACATACTATAGGTTCTGATTCTGATAATACTGTTGGACTTTATGATGAGTATGCTACTGATGCAAAGATATACAAGTGGGAAAGAGGATCTAATGTAGTACAGTCCTTTAACTTTAAGAGAGATGAAGCAGATTTTATGGCTAAAGCAACTTTAAACCAGGCAACTGCTGTATATCGATTTTATAAGTTCTTTCCTTTTAATGTGAGTACTCAGACTCTTGATAACGAATCAGCAAACTTGATGAAGATCGACGTACAGTTCTATTATGAACGTTATCGTTTTGATACTATTAATGTGGATACTCTTAAGTGGGGAGGTCCTGATAAAGATATGGGATACAGAAGAGGTGGTCGTTCAGCAACTGAAATAGATGAGATGAATACTAAGAATGAGCATTCTGCATATGGGACCTAGATAAGGGGTATAAATAATTTCATCGTTATAATCTAGTTATGCCTTTACCAAAGCTTGCGGTGCCCGAATATGAGTGTACCCTACCTGTTAGTGGGACAAAAGTCTCATATAGACCTTTTCTTGTAAAAGAAGAGAAACTGCTTTACATTGCTATGGAATCTCAGAATGAGAAAGAGATGATCAAAGCAGTTAAGAGTATATTAAAAGCATGCACAAATGTTAAAAAAGTAGATGATCTTGCTACGTTCGAGATTGAGTACCTATTTTTAAGGATTCGTGCCAAGGCAGTTGGTGAGGTTAGTGAATTTAAGATCGTTTGTGAAGATGATGGTGAAACATCTGTATCTGTCAAATTAAATTTGGAAGATATTGAGGTTGTAGTACCAAGGTCTCATAAAAAGATTCTTGATATTGGTGAGGATATTAAGGTTGAGATGAGGTATCCATCCCTAAATGCTTTCGTTGATAGAAACATGAAGGATCAACCTACTATGGATGATATATTTGATCTTGCTGCAACATGTGTAGATAAGGTATATCAAGGTGATGAGATTTACGACTCCTTTACTAAGAAAGAAGCATTGGACTTCTTGGGTGATATGAATAATTCTCAATTTGAGAAGATTCAGAATTTCTTTGAGTCGATGCCTAAACTAGAACATACTATAGATGTAGTTAATCCTAAGACTAATGTAGTGAATGAAACTAAACTTGAGGGTCTAGCGGCTTTTTTCGCATAGCGTTAATGCATGATAGTCTTGAGAATCACTACAAGACTAACTTTGCATTAATGCAACACCACAAGTATAGTTTAACTGAATTAGATAACATGATGCCTTGGGAGCGAGACGTGTACGTTAACTTATTGATTGCTCATTTGCAGGAAGAGGAACGTAGACGTGCTAAGGATAATCAACAGAACGCACTCTAATGGCAGAAGCCACCTTAAGAAAATTTATATCAGTAGTACCATCTGATGATGGTAAGGCTACTGGTGCTTTTGCTGCGAATACGTCTGTTAATAGGATGGGTCATGCTGTTACTAGCATAGGTAAAAACTTTTTACAAGTTAATGAACTCATTAAGTTTCAGAACGAGTGGATTCTTGGTATTAAGGATAAAGAACTAGAAAGGATAGATGAACAATATAAAAAGGAAAAGGATCAAGAGAAAGAAGATATAGAGAAGAAGAAAAAGAGGACTGGTAGGGAACAGGATAAAACTGCTAGTAAGTTACAGACAGAAGGTAAAGACTTAGCTAAAAAGTTATATAAGAAGGAAGGTAAGAAAAAGAAAACTGGATTTGGTTGGGCAGAGAGTCTTCTCAAAGCTTTGTCTCCAATTTTTGCTCCTTTAAAGTGGTTTGTACAGACTGTTATCACTTATGCTGTCTTTAAATGGATAGGTGATCCACAGAATAAAGAGAAAATAGACAAATTCATTAAATTTATATCAGCATTAGGCAAATTTGCTTGGTGGTTGACATCGAATAGTATTGGTAATTTGATGGATGGTGTCACCAAGGTCTTCACTTGGGATCCAACTAAGAGTAAATTGGAGAATATATTTGACACCATGGTTGGTGGTCTCCAAATACTTGGGGGATTGGCAGGTCTATGGGCAGTATCTAGACTCCTTATGCCATGGAAGATAGTTGGTGATGTCAAAGCTATGGCAGCACTTGGTGCTGCAGTAACTGCTGCTGAAGCAACTGGAGGTGGAAGACCTAGAGGACCAAAAGGTCCTGATGGTAAACCAAAAGGTCCTGATGGTAAACCAAAGTTTGATCCTAAGGATGTAAAAGCTAGAAATCAAAAGTGGAAACAGATTAGAAGGCAGAAGTATCTTAAGCAACTTTCTGACAATGTAACTAGGGCACGGAAAGGTATTGTAGAAGGTACACAGACAGTTGTTAAGAAGACTACTGAAACTATTAGTAAGGTAGATCCGAAACTTGTTAAAGAACAAACAGAGAATTTAGTTAAAGGTGCTGCTAGAACTATTGATAACAAGGCTGTTAAACCATTTCAGGAGGTTGTAACGAATGTTGTTGAGCAAGTAAAGACTAAACCAATAGACGGTAAAAAACCCAATCCTGGTATGTGGGAGAGTCTTGGTAAGTGGGTGAGGGAGACTGCTGTTCCAAAAACGAGAGATGCTTTAGTTTATGCTAAAGATAAGACTGTAGAGGGTGTTAAATGGACTGGTAAGTTCATGTGGGACAAGGTTATAGTTCCCACAATGAAACAACTTGATGAGTTGGGTGGATGGGTGATGAAGCATTATAGGAAGTTAGAAGATGGTATAAAATCTGCTCCAGGTAAATTATATGATATGGGTGCTAATATAGGTCAGAAACTGAAAGATGCTAAAGATCTTCTTACTGATCCTAAGAAGTTAATGGAAGTTATAACTGATAAGATGAAACCCATGATAGATGGTGCCATCGAGTCTAATCCATTAACAAAGAAATTAAATACTCTTACTAAAGATCCTAAAGCTCTTTCTACTGTCTTTGATAATATAAAAAATAATGATATTTTTAAGCAATGGAAGACCCTAGTCAGTGATGCTCCTGGTGTTAATAAAGCAAAGGTGGCAGGTAATTTAGGTGTAGGACCACTTGATATTCTTATTGATGCTGCTTTTGCAGTATTTGATTATGCTTATGCTGGAGAGTCACCTCTTAATGTAATATCTAAAGCACTAGGTAGTTTTATAGGATATGGTGTTGGTTTCACTGCTGCATCACTAATACCAGGAGCACAAGGTTGGGGATCAATGCTTGGTGGTATTGCAGGTGCAATGTTAGGTGAGTGGGCAGGTATTAAAGTTGGAGATGCATTAGCAGCTGCTTCGGAACAAATGGAATTCCCCCAGAAGGGTGGTTTCTATATGTGGAAAGATCCACTTGCTAAAGCTTTATTGGGTGGTAGTGAAGGACCTTCAGACCCAAGGAAGCAAGAAGAGGATGCAAATTTCTTAAAACCAGACTTTAAAGAGAGACCTGTTGCACGTCATCCTGACGCAGGATTCTTTGAGTTTGGTAATCCAAATAAAAAAGGAGATGAGAAGGGTAAACCTTATAGTGAAGGTGGTTATGTTGGTAATGCACCATTAGCAAGTTGGGCACAGGGTAAGGATCATAAGAAACCAGCAACTAAGTTGCCTGCTTATATGAATATGATGACTGATCTTGTGGATCAGACACCATACAGATTGGAGAAGATGAGAGAAAAGATCAATATTACTGAAATAAATACTACAATGACTGAGTTGTCGGAACGTAAGGTTAGAAGGGTTAAAGAAATCCAAATGCATACCCATGTTGTTCATGTTACTCAACCAGTTGTACAGACTAAGCGAATTCCAGCACCATCACCAAAAGTACATTATAGCTCTGTAAACCCTCATATCCATATGTTTAAGTAAATGGCAACAGAAAGACCTACTCTTTACAAAATGGTAACACCCCCTAAAGGTGAGGGTACTGGTGGCATGGGTAATCTTGTCAAGTCAATGAATAGTCTTGGCGGTACTATCAACAGTATCGCATTCATTGCTGCTGACATGAATAAGAACTTTGCTAAAGGTATTAAGCATCAGATTAGTAAGCAAGAGGATATATCTAAGAAGCATGGTAAGATAGAGAATCAGAAATTAGCAGATAGGAAGAAGAAGGAGAATGCCCTCAAGAAGTTGATGAATCGGAGGCAGGATCAGGATGCAGAAGATAATCAAAAGGCAAGTCTATTAGGGAGATTTGGTGGTACTCTGATTAAAGCTGCTAAAGGTGCCTTAGGATTCTTCGAAGGTATAGCGAAAGCATTAGAAGCAATATTCACAGGTTTTGTCTCTTATGCTGTTTTTAACTGGTTAGGTAAGAAAGAGAATCAGAAGAAGGTTAAGAAGTTTCTTGACTTCATGTCATCTCTTGGTAAGTTTATAGTCTGGGCAGTCACTGGACTGGTTAATATGGGACTCGACGGAATCACTGATTTCCTAGAGAATCCAGTATCATTTGAGGGTCTGTTTGGTTTAGTAAAATTCCTCACAGCATTGGGATTATTGTTTGCTCCAGGTGCTACAGTATCTCTTGCTTTACAAGGAGTTATTGGTCTCTTTAGGAAAGGTAGATTGATACCGATGCTGAAGGGTCTCTTTACTGGTGTATGGAGTTTACTCAAAGGTCTTGTAGCATTTGTTCTTAAACGACCTAAAGCTGCTGCTGTATTATTAGCAGGTGCTGGTGCTGTTTGGCTTGCTGCTACTGGTCTTAAAGCACTGAGAGGAGAGGATGATGAAGAATCGGATAAATTTGGTACAATGCTTAAGGGAGGAAAAGCAGATACTGAGTATGAGACAAAGAGAGGTTTATTAGTAAAAGAGGAGATAGATTTAGAAGAGGAGATAGATCTTCTACTTGGTGCACATGGGGTGGATGCTCTTGATATGCCTAGATACAAAGAGATACAGATTAGACTGGAGGAAATTGATAAAGAAGAGGATCAATTAATAATAGAGCATAAGAACAAATCTAAGAAGAAGAATGAAAAATTACCTGAGAAAAAACAAGGTGGAGTCGTTATACCGTCCAATCCTTTCCTCCCAATGGACATGGGTGGGTGGATTACTGGTCCTCAGTCTGGGTATCCCGTCAGCCTCGATGGCGGTGGTTCGACCTCTTTCATTGGACATGGAACAGAGTGGGTTGGATTTCCCAAAGCATCCAGGGGTGGAGCATTTGTGGTGCCCTTTGACACTCCCTCCACCCGAGCTAATCCTAGCTTAACTAAGAAGAGACTTGGTGAAGCAAAGAGAGGTGGTTTTGCTATGCCTTCCTTTGATATGGGAGGATTCTATCCTCAAATGCAGATAGGTGGGGAACTTAAACAACCGACTACTGCTACTACATCGATGAATTTAGGTCAAGCAGCAAAAGAATTACAAGGAATGTCTACTGCTACTGGACCTGATGGTGGTGCTAATTCTTGTGCATGGGCAGTTAATAAAGTATTTAAAAAAGCAGGGATGACACCACCTTGGGGTGATAGTCTTTGGGTTCCTGATGCTGAAAAAGCAATGAAGGCTGCTAAGTATAAAGAAATAGAATATGCTAAGAGGCAAGCTGGTGATATTATGGTTATGTACGATAACCATGCTACTATGCCACAGGCACATATAGGTATAGTTCTTCCTAGTGGTGATGTATTATCAAATTCTTCATCAAATGCAGCATTTTCTTGGCAAGCTAGTCCTGAGTCATATGATGAGTACTATGGTAATAAGGGTAAGATCTATAGGTCACCAAAAGTAGTTAGTATTAAGAATGCAAATAAGACCACTAATTTGGAGAAAGTTGATGGTGATGAGGGAGTTGAGTCTATCCAACCTTCTAAAGCATGGTGGGATCCTTTAGGTCTCTTTAGTGGTAAACCATCTAAACAAGCATCTAGTGGTAATACGTTAGGTGAAGCTGCTTTAAAAGAGGATCTTAAGATGGGTGCTGCTGCTGATGATGAAGCAGATGTAACTGTACAACCTATGCAGTTACCAACTATAGATGCTACACCACCTGCGGCTGCTGAATCAATTCCAGAACCTATTTTTGTACCTAATGAATATGAACCTCCTTCTAATCCATATGTCCAAGCTAGATTTGGATTGATGGCAGATGTCACCGCTGAACCTTCTCGATTATACTAATGACAGTTAATAACACTAAAGCATATAAACTGATTGACTTGTACATTCAGAGAGCAGATGACACTAAGGAAGATATTCGTGATCTCTGTGCTGAATTTGTATGGTATGAGTCTATTGATTCACCATTTGTACGTTTAGATGTTACTATTCTTGATACTGTGAACTATGCTGAGTCACTATTTGGTGATGAGATGATTCATATTGGTTTTAATACTTTTGCTTCTTCTCTAGGTGGTAGTGATAAGGATCGTGAAACCCTTGCATATGATATGCAGATCTATAAGATCAGTAATGTTATTAAGGATGAACGTGCTAAGGTATGTACTATTAACTGTATTTCACCACAGGCATATCTTAATGAAGCGAACAGAGCGTTTGGATCTTTTGGTCCTTTGACTGGTAAGCATGATATTGTCAAAGAGATGTGTAAGAAGTATCTCAAATGTGAGAATAAGATCAAACATGTTGGTGCATTAGAAGAATGTACATCGATGAATATGATTTCTCCTAATTGGAGACCAGTTGATGTTATATCATATATCTCTGATAAGGTTGTTAGGAAAAAGCAGGGTAAGGGTAAGGCATCTAAGAAGAAAGGTAAGAAGGTAATACAGTCTGGATTCTTATTCTATGAGACTAAACAAGGATTTAATTGGAGATCTATTGATGATTTGTGTGAGCAAGAGTCTCTAGCAACCTTTAGTTATACACAGAAGAATATCGGTAGTGCTGATCCATATACACAATGGGCTAATATTGAGGATTTGTCATTCCCTGATAGGACTAATCATTTAGAGAAGATGAGGACAGGTTTATATAAGACTGTTACTTATGGTATGGTTGTAGATGCGATGACAGAAAGTGCTGCTATTAACCCAGCTTTGAGTAGTAGTGGTGTGTTTGATAGATTCCAAGAGTTAGGTAATAAGTTTACTGCTGCTATATCAGGACAGTTTGGTTCTAAACAGTTGTCTACAGAACAGTTCTCTAAGTACCTATCTGATAGTAAAGCTGCTGGTACTAGTACTTTCTATGGTCCTAATGGTGATAGTAAATTTGATTGGTCAAAGTATGCTGCTAACCTTAACTTTGGTAAGTCTCAGAATCAAGTAGCTTTAGCAGAGAAGAAGAGTAAACCTGCAGGAACCGTACAGGGACCTAGGGTTATGCATATCGGAGAGGTAACTGATCTTGCTTCTACTCTAGAGAAGGGATTTGCTTTTGATAAGAATCTTATTGAGAAGTTTGAGAAAGATTATCCTACTCGTACGAAGTTTAGGATACTACCCAAATATAAGAATCAGAGTGCTAAAGCAGCTAATGGTGGTGCAGATGATGCTCCCGATAATATAGTACTTGCTGGTGCATATGCTGCAGCTCGATTTGCACTACTTAAGACTCATGTGATGAATATTACTATACCAGGTAACACAGCATTGTATGCTGGTGCTGTTATTAAGACTAAGATACCTGAGTCATCAGAAACTAGGAGTGGTAGACTAGAGTTGGATAAAAAATTCTCTGGTAGATATTTGGTCTCAGGACTTAAGCATACCTATAGGAAAGAGGGTGTCACCACTGAACTTTACTTATGTCGTGATTCGCTACCAACATAAGCTTGACAAAGGTTTAAAGAATAAATATAATTGTCGAATAAAGCGAAAGAACAATGAGTGAATTCGGAGAAAATCCACAAGCTAAACGAACTCACGATCTAGATCATGAAGTTTACATTGATCCAAAGGATCATAAAGAGCATACTAATCATGGTATACATGAGTATTCTGAAGATGATCTCAAGAACGTAACAGCTAACTACGAAGAGTATCATAAGAATGATGAGCCTGAGACAGGTATAAATGATTATCATCTAAGACATCAGGACAAGCAGTTAGATCAATATTGTGACAACCATCCAGACGCATTTGAGTGTAGAGTATACGATGAATGATAGGTGAATACATTGATATTGATGCTGCCTACAGTTTTATAGGAGGTGGCATAATCGACCCAAATGTGGTCGATGGCGTGATTGACTTTTGGAATGATTGTGACTATCTTAATAAAGAAGATGGTCATGTAGGTGGTTACACTTCAGGTGTAGCCAACGGTCCAGATAAAAAAGTCAAAGAGTCAAGAGACCTGACTATTCCTAGGTACATTAAAGATCCTAGAATATGCAGGTATATTGATGAGCTTGCAGATGTTACTACAGCATACTGTGAGAATTATCCAGTACTAAAGAATGTCAAATGGGATTTGGTATCGGATTTTAATATCCAATGGTATCCCAAGGGTGGTGGGTTTCATGCATTACATTGCGAAAGATCAGACGCACATCCACAATGCTGCAATCGTATGGTAGCATGGATGACATATCTCAATGATATAGAAGAGGGTGGAGAGACATATTTTAAACAACAAGAGTGTAAGGTAAGACCTAAGAAGGGATTGACTTTACTTTGGCCAGCAGACTGGACTCATTTCCATAAGGGAATACCAGCACCCAATGAAGAAAAAATGATTATTACAGGGTGGTATGATCATGTCATTTGATAAGTTAATACTAGGTCACTACAATAATAAACGACAGGCATATAGTAATCCAACTAACTGGCCACAGGTTCATATTCTCTACACCAAGATCAAATCTAATGTCTTGGAACTGAAGCAGTGGTATAATTATGAGGGTGAAGACAAACCATATAGACATTATCATATTACTATTAATTACCAGACACATGACACTGCATATACCAGAGCACATAATTTATTGACAGATACACCTGGATGTGAGATGCAATGGGGATACTTTGGTACGTGGTGGTTTGGTAGTGTTAAGGGTGAATGTATTGTACCTAAACCAGATGGTGACACGTATGTTGTTAGTGATATACAGTTTGATGGTGATATGTATCTATCACGTGACACTGGATACTACTGTAGGAATGATAAATTTGCTTGGGGTAAGGAGGAGGGTGAAGGAATGTTTTCCTTTACTAGACTAAATAATGGCAGGAAACTAGACTACACATTATAATGTTAGGATCAAAAGCTGATTTCGCTGGAAGAGATGGTTTCGCCTGGTGGATCGGTGAAGTAGAAGACCATATGGATCCCAGTCAATTGGGACGTGTGAAAGTTCGTATCATTGGTTGGTATACTGGTACTAAGACCGATTCGGATGGTAAGAACGAGTATCTCCAAGAGTTACCCACTAAGGATTTGCCATGGGCAACCGTACTTCTACCAACTGATAGACCCCAGACTAAGAATGCTGGATCTACTACTGAACTACAACCTGGTGCACAAGTATTAGGTTTCTTCATGGATGGTGAAGAAGCACAACTTCCTTGTGTCTTGGGTGCATTCCGTGGTTTCCGTCACTCTGAGAACAGTAACTCTTCAGGTTCTAGTGGTAGAGAGCGTGGTGCTCCTAAAGAAATGGCAAGGACTGTCTTTGCAGATCCTAAAATTGCTGATCAGAACGCAACAGATACACCACAACAGAAAGGACAAGATAATCAAGATTCATTAGGTGGTGCACCATTTGTTAAAGCACAAGGTCAACAAAGTGGTGGTGCTACTGGTGGAGAGGAAGCATCTAAGGGTGCAATCTCTCGTGGTGAAGCAGAAACACCATTTAATGTGTACACTAACCCCATAGGTCCACCATCTATGGAGGGTGGTATTGCTGATGGTACTACAGGACCTGCTAATGAAGGATTCACCAAGGATCTCAAGCGTATGCTCACTGAGATTGGTGTTGAGGTTGGTGGGTTAGCACGTAATGCATCTAGTGGTGACTTCATGTCCACCATTACTGGTAGAGTTATAGAAGGTAAGAACATACTCAACCAGTTATCTAACGTTACTAACTTCCTGACTAATGCTATCAGTGGTATGCTTGCACCTCTTAAGGAGCTAGCAGCAAGAGTCATTCAGATGTTGATTGATAAGATCCTACAAGTTCTTTCTAACATCCTACCTGTTGTTGTTATTACTCTGATTGGTGAGATACTACAGTTAATATTTGCATTATTCTGTAAACCTACTCCAGAGTGGGTGATGATAATGGGGAATATAATGGGGTACATATCGTCGTACCTGAACTCCCTATTCAGTAAGGTAATGGATTTCATCGCTGAGATGGAGTCTAGAATTCTTGACACCGTTGATAAGATGATGTCTGGTATTCAGAACAGCATCTGTAAAGCGATGTCAGCAATCAATAAGGTTGCGAATTTTATTATTACAGCAATTAACACCGTTAAAGCACTTAAAGAACTTGCTGATGGTGTTCAGTCTATCTTCTCTATTGACTTTACTAAGTTAGACTTTAAATCAATCCTTAAGATCCTTAAGGCAATACTCGCACTGATAGCGGGGATGAAAGATTGCGGTAGGAAGAGTCGAAAACCGAAAGCCACAGGGTGGCTCCCTCTATTAGGAACCACCCAGTGCGAGGATATAGATGATGCTCTCCAAGGTCCAGGTGGAGGAGACTATAGTAGTTGTCCACCATCAGGTCAGGCAAATCCTAAGGGTACCTTCTTTGATAATTTCTTCCAGAACGTTAATCCGTTCTTGATGGAAACTAAGATGGCACTCAATGGATCTAAAGAGATCAATGATGCTACTCCTGGTAAGGAGAAGAGAGTTATCCAAGGTCCTGGTGGTGTAAGTAGTTTTGAGGATAAGAGAGGTAATAAGCATACCAATAATCCTAACAATGAAACTAAGATTATTGGTCGTGACCAAGTAACAAACGTTAAGAACAATAAGGTTGTAACTGTTGAGGGTGACTACTACCTCAAGGTTATGGGTGATTATCACATTGAGGTCTCTGGATCTATCAACCAGCATGAGTCTAATGGTCCTGGTGCCAAGGCAACAGATGCTAATGGTGGATTTGCTAGTGGTCAGAAGTGGGATGATCAAAAGGATCTACCAGATGCAGCAGGAGATTATCAGATTTATACATCACCAGATGTCACTCCAGAAGAGTATGACAAGATGAGTGATGATGAGAAGACACAATACTATGCATCTAAGAGTGCGTCTGATGCTGCATCACAAGCAACAGCACCATTAAGAGAAGAGACTGCTAGTCAGACTGCTAAGAAATTTAATGAATTGGCAGCAAAGAATGCTGCTGGTGATGGTAAGGAGCATCCAACTCCTAAGTTTAATACTGAAGTTGGAGAAAGAGAAGTTAAATCAGTAAGAACAACTGCTGGTGACACTGACTGGAACTTCCAAGGTGACTGGAAGGTACAAGCAGCACGTTTTAACTTCACTGCTATTGAGGCAATCAACCTAAAAGCACAAGAGATTAACCTATCTGCTGGTGGTATTACTAACGAAGCAACAGGTGAGATCATTAATGAAGCGAACTGGATCAGTTCTTTCCTTAATTGTGGTAGGTTTGATATTGTTGGTATTTTCCAGATGATGCCTGTCCTTACTGGTCAGTTCAGTATTGTTAAGGGATCTATCGTGGACGTGGCAATGGACACTCCATTCCCAGGAACAGCTCCACCTGCACAGGTTAGGATGACCTTAGGTACATCCATGCCATCTGCTATGGCAGACATAATCGTAGGATCCAGTGCAGGTGCACACATCACTTTGATCGGAACTCCTACAGGAGGTATCGGAGAGGTTGTCACAGGAGCAAGTGGTGCTATAATAAACCAAGTAACTACTGGTGTCGTAGCCATGAGTACTGGTGTGGGTGCCGCATGGTTCGGATGTGGACTCGGACCTACCTCAGTCTTCGGACTACCTGTCATGCTTAATTAATTAAACTATGTCTGATGAAATCGTCGATTATGTTGACCATGCCTTCATAAATTTTCCCAGGAGAAAAATCACCCTGAGGGATCAGGATGGATATGAGGCAGAAGTAAGGTACAAGTTTGATTCTGATGGATCATACAGTTTCGCAGAGACTGTGGATATCCTGAAAGAGTACTTGGACAACGAAAATGAAATTACCTTTATATACTGATGAGCAATCTTATTGAGGTCTCTGTAGAGGAGATTAAAACAAATCTTGACTTTCTCTTGACATTAATAGAAAGAGGTCATACAATCAAGATAATTCAGGAAGGCAAACAGAGTATTATCATGTCGCCTCTACCAGAGTTTGTCAATAAGTACGAACAAGAGGAGTTACCTGATATACCTATGCCTGCTGATTGGAAACCAGACCCAGTTGGAGTACAGACCTATGTCACAGAAACCCTCACAGAAATGCAGAAAGAACTTGACGATGGACATCAAGATGTACTTCAGTGAATGGGATCATATGTGGCATTGGACACTTGTTGGATATGAGGATGCATCAGCGATACATACTAGTAAATCTCTTGATATCAGTACAGCACTGAATGATATTAAGGAGAGAATCGCTGTGATGATGGATGATGAAGCTAAAAATTACCGCTGAATACTGCATCTTAGATTATATGGACGGTCATGAGGGTATTGTACTCCTCCATATGATTAATTGCATTCCATTTACATTCGATGATGAGGGTTTCGACACTACTGACGAAGAGATTATTACAAAGGCAGTTAATAACCCAAAAATCACTATAGAGGACTTATATCGTTGGTCTTCCTACCTTATAGAGGAGGAATGTCACCCTATAATGTTCGAAATGTCACCATTAATAGAGAATTATGAGGATGTCCCCAACTAAATAGTTCATGCAAATACGATTATGGTACAATAAGGATATGGGGCAGTGGCGATGGTCCCTCATCGATCACCAACTTCATCAAGAGTCAGGTCAACAACCTGTGCTTAGAGATGCCATGGGTGATATTGCAAACACAGTAGAATATCTAACAGAAAAGTATGACAACACGGAGATGGCACAAGAGTTGGAGAGAAGAGTACAAGGGTATGAAAGTACTCAATGCATACCAGACTGATCTTCTAGAGAATGGACCTAAGAGTCTTTCTCAATCTTGGGTGTTGCAAGCAATGTATGTTGACTGGAAGCGAAAAACTGGTAATATAGATCCAGAACCACCGAATTGCCAATCAAGTTATTCGGAATTAAACAAACGCATTGAGGAAGGTATTTATGATGACGCAAACGACCCATACGGGGGACATTAAAGTGGCAGGCACACATGATAATGAACAGTATCTGAAGAATTATCTAGAATCTCCAGGTAATATTGTTGATAAGCGAGAAAGAATGAATCGCTTAAGTGAAATTGTAGGAGATTATCTCACTGATGAAACCCTTGATGCACGTCATACATACGAAGAAATTCTCCAAGAAGTGAACTTTTGGATTAAGTATCATTCCGATCATGCAGATAAAGCGAGAAAGCTGCGTAGTCTCCTCATGGGAGAGAGGGATTTGACGTTATAAATAACTTGGAATACCGTAGATAGTGAATAGTGGGAACCAAGAGAATATCACAACTTGAGACTATTGCTGACGCATTGGTGACTGGAGAAGCAGTTCTTCCCATTGTTATCTCAGATCCACTGATCCCCAATAGGAAATCAAAAGTCAATCAACTTTTTAGGTCAGTTTCTGCAGGCAGTCAATCTGCTCCAGGACTGGCTTTTGACTTGGATAGAGATACTGGAGTATACCAATCAGCAGCAGATGAAATTGGTCTGACATTTGGTAGTGCATCAATCTATAATAGTCGCAACTTAAACAACGACGGGTCATCGACCTTACAGGTTCGTGCAGTTGATACAGCAGCAGCAAATGCTAGTGTGGAAATAGTTCCACAGGGTAGTGGATACTTTACCGTAAATGGTACTACAGAGCTAACTGATACAAACTTTTACCTTGCTGGTGACCAGAACCCTGCCAAAAAGGTAACATTTAACGTTGATACAGTTTCCACTGCTGGTGGTACTCGACGATTTGATATGCCTAGCGTTGGTGCTAATACATCTACGACAATAGTTGCATCAGATACTTTCCAGACTTTAACTAATAAGTCTATTATCATTAAAGATAATGATTTACAGATTACTGGTTCTACTGATGTTGCTAAGATAGCAAAGTTTGAGTGTGACGCATGGTCAGCACCAGGTCAACACATTTATCGTTTACCTGACTATGGTACTACGATTACACAGTCAACGTTGCTTGATGACTTGACTGAACAAGACTTATATAATAAGAATCACGTTAACCCTAAGTTTTCTGGTACTCCATCTACTGATCCTAATAATCCTACTAAGTACATCATCTTTGATCAATCATTATTGACATCAAATAGAACTGTACAATGGCCAGACTTAAATGTTAAGGTTGTTGGTGAATCGTCTACACAGACATTAACTAACAAGATCTATAAGGGTGCTATCTTTGAGGATAGTGCAGATGCAACTAAGAAGATTACATTTAACTTAGTTAACCTTAATGCTAACTCAAACCTACAATGGACCTTCCCAGAAGGTACTGTTGCAGAACCACTAAATAATGGCATAGATTCTAACGTCATCGTAGCAGAGAAAGCAACGCAGACTCTTGCTAACAAAACGATGGAGTATATGAAGATCAATAACCCTGATGAGGTTAACGGTCTTGTCACCATTGATGCTTCTAATATAACTGAGCCAGTCTCAATTAAATTCCCAGGAGCAGACGCTACACTATTATCTACTAACAACATCGAAGCGGTGGGTGTTAGTTTCGGTGGTGCTATCAGTGCACCTTCTCTCGGAGGAAGACTCCGTTTGCAATCATTCTTCCAAGCAGGTTGGTAATTAAACAATGACAGCAGCAGGACGCTTAGCCGCAGCAAAACCAGTGGCTACAACAAATACGAAACTTTACGGTACTGACATTAACAACACTGGGGCAGTAGTCTTTTCTGCTACTAATCAGTCTGGTTCAGGTGTTACTTATCGTGCAGCAGTTCGAGACTATAATCAGATAATTACTTTGGACGGAGATGAATCGTCGAGTACTGATGATAGTAAGAAATATGAGTTTACTAAGGGTAATGCCTTTGCAAACTACAAATTAACTGTTACCCCTGGCATTCAGTTTAACGAAGCAACTCCAGGTGCTGATATTGCTACTACTGATGGTAGTATTGCTAAATTGTTAGATGTTTATAAGTCTACTGATACAGTTCATCGTTATTTAAAGGTTGCCAAAATCCTGCAAACTGAAGGCAACAGTGAGCAAGTAACAGGTTCATTTACTGTTGGTGAAACTCTTACTGGTGGTTTTTCTGGATTAACTGCTACACTTCGTGCTTATGAAGCAACTACTGCTGCCATTTATGCAGAAGTAGCAGATGTTGCAGCAAATGCTACTGTTGTTAACGTATCAAGAAACACAGGTCTTGCTGATGGTGCAAGGTTGATGATCGCAATTGACTCTGTTTCTGCAACTGAGATTATCGAAATCGATCCTACTGGTATTAACGTTGCTAATAATGAACTGACTGTTACTCGTGGTGTTCTTGGTACAACTGCTCAAGTTATCCCTGCTGGAGCATTTGCTAAATCATACATTGACTCTGCAACCACAAGTACAATTGACGAGTCTGGAACATTTGCTGCTGGTGATACTACACTAACTATTGCAGATGCTACTGGATTCCTATCAGGTGCATTTATTCAGATTGGTAACGAGATTCTTCAGGTTAGTGAGGTTGCTGGTAATGACTTAACTGTTGTACGTGGACAGTATGGTACATCTGCTGTTAACCATAACGATGGTTCTGCTATTACTCAACTAACAGATGCTGGTGATTATTATCTAAACTTCTTTACTGAAGGTGAAACCCTTACTGGTGGCACTAGTTCTGCTACTGTGCAATTAAACTTCTCACAAGGTTCATCTGATATCATTAATGTTGATAAATTCATCTATGCAGAGGGATCTGCAGGTGGTGTGTATGAATTACCATTAAACCCTGAGATGGAGGTGGAGCGTACTATTAGATATCACCAAACAGATGCTAGTAACACTGGTCATCCGTTTAGATTATCAGAAGAAATAGATGGTACGCAGGGTTTAACTGGTACAGAGTATACAACTGGTGTAACGAAAGTTGGTACTGCTGGTCAAGCGGGATGTTATCTAGAGATTGCAATCACTGCTGCCACTCCATTGACATTAAACTCTTATGCTGAACCTGCTGTAGCTAACACTGCTGATGCTAATGCTGGATATGGTTGGGGTATTACTACAGTATTAGAACCATTTTATAAAGACATATACGTATATGCTGTGAGAGGCAAAGCATTTGCTGCTGCAGCACAGTTTACTATTGGTGCTACAACATATACTATTGATGCTGGTGGTGTTACACCTGGTTTCTATGGATATGTTCATGATTGGGATGCTGATAGAAATGTTCTAAAGATATCACTAGATGAAGGATCTCCTGCGGTTGCTGTAGGTGACAATCTATACGACAGTGTTACTGAAGTTGATGGATCACGTCGCTGGACAGAAGTTGTATCAGGTAAAGCACAGACTCTAGGTAGTATTGGTGCTGCTGATGGTTCTAGAACAGCAGGAACATATAATGGAATTTTACCTACTGGTGGTTCAGGGTCAGGTCTTAAGGTTAATGTTGTTGTTGATGGATCTGGTGCTGCCACTGTTACATTGGTCAATGGTGGTAAGGATTATGCTGCTGCTGAAACACTAACTGTCACTGACGCTCAACTTGGTGGTGGTGGTGCTGCAAACTTAACGTTTAATGTAGCAACTATTGGTACTGGTGACGCTGCTGGTGCTACTACATTAGTGTATTGTAATGCTGAAGATTGGTTTGCTTATGATAAAGCGATTGCAGCAAATGCTACAGATCGAATTACTGGAGTAGTAGTTGGACCTGGACAGAATATACTTGTATACTCTAGTGCAGCAGACATTAGTTATGCTGTTACTGGATTTGAGAGTAATGCTGATGATTATGTTGTGCTTTCTGTATCCAAGAATGCCGCTGGTGGACCCACCCCTTAAGGTGTGAAATAAATAGTACAATAGGACAGAGATCAATTAAATGGCACTTACTCGTCTTAAAAATATCATCACGTCGAGGACTGGACGTATTATATACGTTAACCCCGACGACTTTGATGCATCGGATGCTTACGATAACCGAGGTAACTCTGCATTGCGTCCCTTTAAGACGTTGCAACGTGCATTTCTAGAGGTAGCTAGATTTTCATATAGAGTTGGACTTAGTAATGATGAATTTGACGCATTCTCAATCTACCTATACCCATCAGACTATGTTATAGACAATAGACCTGGTGTTGCTAACTATAATGACATACAACCTTTTGATTCTAACTCAAATTTTGATTTAACTTCTTCGAGTAATGTTCTTTATAAATTTAATGCTGCTGCTGGTGGTATTATTGTCCCTAGGGGTTGTTCTGTTGTTGGTTCGGACTTACGTAGAACCAAAGTCGTTCCAAAATATGTCCCTTATCCCACAGTACAGGGTAGTCTCGGTATTACTGCTACTAATGAACCTGCTGCTGCTGGTATATTTAAACTCACAGGTGGTTGCTACTTCTGGCAACAGTCGTTCTTTGACGGAGATACCAACGGAGTTTACTACAGGGCTGACGACATAAGCACTATTGCACCAAACTTTTCACATCATAAATTAACTTGTTTTGAGTTCGCAAATATAACTGATCTAAACTTATATTATCAGAAGATCTCTAAAGCATATGCAACTATACCTGACTCTTCAGGTGTTGTAGCACAAGACCAATTACAGGCAAGAGTCGAAGAAAACAGGATTGTTGGTCCTATCTCCGACGAATTTGCTGTATCACAAATCATCCGAAATGGACAAACCGCCACAGCATTCACAGTGGATGCGTTGGGCAATCCAAAGAACCATGGATTCTCCGTGGGTGTCGCTGTTAATATATCTGGGGTTACTGGTCCTACTGAGCAGGATCAACTCCTCTATAATGGTTCATTCTTGGTAACATCTGCACAGGGTAACCAGTTTACCTATCAGATGTCAACTGAACCATCTGGTAATGCTATCGGTTCTAATATTCTTGTTAAGGTCGAAATCGATACTGTTGACTCAGCATCACCATATGTCTTTAACTGTTCACTGAGATCAGTTTGGGGTATCAATGGTATGCATGCTGATGGTGATGAAGCGACTGGATTTAAGTCTATGGTGGTTGCCCAGTTTACGGGTATATCACTCCAGAAAGATGACAGAGCGTTCGTACTATACAACCAAAGTACTGGAGCATATGAAGCCCAAGCTGCGGGATCTGGTGCTCATATTAATGGACTATCCGAGTATCGAAAGGGTTGGCGGCATCGTCACATTAAAGCATCAAATGATGCATTTATCCAGGTCGTCTCGGTGTTCGCTGTTGGTTTCGGTGATCACTTCTTCTCCGATAGCGGCGGTGACCTCTCTATCACCAACTCAAACTCAAACTTTGGTAACACTTCTCTCCGAAGTAAAGGATTTAAGAAAGCAGCATTCACAAAAGATAAAGCAGGTGAATTAACTCACGTTATACCACCTAAGTCACTCAGTGATGTAGATGAGATATCTATTAACTGGGTTACTATTGATATTAATGCAACTAGAGCAGAAGCAGACGCATCTAGATTGTATCTCTATGGATATACTAGCCAATTAGGTAGACCACCTTCGAAGATTCAGGGTTATACTGTTGGTGCTAGAAGAGATGATGTCAACACACCTGATAAAATCTATGTTGCCCTAATTGCCTCAGGTGCCTCAGAACCAACGACCCATTATGCAGACATTAACCCTGCAGGTCCAGATGTTACAGGTACTAGAGCAGGTGATGATGAGAACCCAATCAAATATGATACTAATAGGAATCAGTGGTATATACAGGTAGATAGCTCTGCTAATACAATATATACTACGCTACAGGCAAATAACCTGTATCAGAACTTAGGATTTACTCCTACTACATTTATTCGCAGGGTGCCTGATGCTAGAGACCTTAATGACAGAACCTACAGATTTAGGTATACTCTCAATAAAGACGCATTCCCAATCCCAAGACCTCCTATTACTGGTTTTGTTCTACAGCCTCGTTCTTCGGAGACCAATAGCCCTGCCTACAGTAAGACCTACTATATCTACGATGTTGAGACATTCCAAGAATTTGAGCGTGGTGTCAAGGACGGTATCTATTACCTCACATTACTCTCTGCATCAGTCTCACCAGCAACATCAAACTTCGATGACTTTGCCTTCTCACAGGCAACAATAGATATATATCCTGCATTTGACAGAGACAACCCAGTTGCTGACCCTGCTGCTGCTGTATCTGTTGCAGATAATGAAGTATTGGGTGTGGTTAAGACCACTGATGGTGCTACACCAACACCTAATGAGAATAAGCAACTCTCTATCACTAAAGAGACAACACAGTTCTTACTCTTAGAGTCAGAGAATAACTTAGGATATAACACTACTTCCAACTCACTTAATGGAATACTGGTTACTGCCAGATTAGGTGATGAAGAAGAAAGAAAGATTGCACTGAAACTTAACACAGACCAGTCTGTTGCTCCACTACAGATAGAACTGCGAAGATATTCTATTCTGAGAGCATCAGGTCACACGTTTGAGTATCTTGGATTTGGTCCAGGTAACTACTCAACTGCGTTCCCATCTACACAGGTGGAGGTACTATCACCACAACAGGTGAGACTATCTCAGTCACTGAAGGAAGCAGCAGGTGTGGCATACTACTCTGGTGTTAACAGTGATGGTGAACTGTTCGTTGGTAACCAGGTTATTAACCCTGTTACTGGTCAGATCACTAACGAAGATATTGCTCAACTTAACGTGTTGGGTGAGGAGGACACAACCATTGAGACATTCTCTGAGTTGGTTCTTACAGATAAACTGACCGTAATTGGTGGTGCATCTAACCAGTTGGAGTCTGTATTCTCTGGTCCTGTTACTTTCCAGAAGAAAGTTACATCCCAGAATGAGATACAGTCCCTTAAGTACACATACTCCAACGATGATGGTACTGTTCTGAAGCAGACATTCCTCGCTGAGGAATTAAATGGTCTACCTGACCTTGCTTCTGGACTAGCATTTAATAATGGTGATATTTGTTATAACATTGATTGGACCCCTGGCAATGCTATGGGATGGATATATGATACTGGCACATGGTATAAGTTTGGTATAAGTGATAGTACACCTATAGTTTCTAACAGATACTCTGGTGTTACACATTATGGTATCGGCATGGCACCTGATGCTTCCCATCGCATGAAGATTAGTGGTAACACTATGCTTGATGGTGATTTGGATGTTTCTGGAAAGTATGGTTGTGCAGATAAATATACTTTAGCAACGGGTATTGCTAATGGCAATAACGGTGTCACATATAATGGTAATGGTGCAACTCAGACGTTTAATATTTCGCCTGGACACACTGCCTACTCACTTTTAGTATTCCTAAATGGTGTCGCTCAAGTCCCTGGTGTGGACTATACAGTCACAGGTAATGCTGTTGACTTTAGTATATCCTCTCCACCTGGAACTGGTGATACAATTCAGATCCGTGAACTTGTTATTTAATTTCACGAGCGGTTAAAAAATGTCAACAAAGATTATAGGTAACCAGATTGATGCTGCGACTAGAGCAATTATAACTGCTCTGACAGTCACAGAACAAGTCAATCTGCCAGAACTTAATCAGACAGCAGTTAATGCCTTAGGTACACCTGCATTTGGTACCTTAATCTTTAACTCTACTGAAGATGAAGCACAAATCTGGCGACAAGATGTATCTGGTGCACCAGGTTGGGCATCTGTAGGTGGAGGTGGACCTTCTATTGGTGAGAATAGTATAGTACGTACGAATGGTACTACTATATCAGAGAACTTAACAATAGGTCCCACAGCAAATGGTGGTCCTGAGTTTACAAACGGTTTCTCTGCTGCTCCTATAACTATTGCCAATGGTTACACAGTTACGATTGAGACTGGTGCTACATGGACCTTGATAGGTGTAGACGAAGATCTACAATCTACTCGTTTCTTTAACAACGCTGCTATTAATAATCAATTAAGATTAGTACCAGGTGCACATTTAGAATTCGGTCAAACAAAAGAAAGATTACTTGCTTTCTCTAAAGCAAGCACATCTACATTAGATCATAGTCAAGCAAACGTATTTGTCACACAGAACCCTAACGGATATAATGGTAACTTCACTATAAACTTTACCAATGTACCTACTTCAGGTGGTTTTGTTTATTCTGCTACAGTAATAGTCAGACAGATAAATGGTACTGGTTACGCTAGTAACGTACAAATTAATGGATCTAACCCTCAGTTCATATATTGGAATAATACTAGCAGAGAGGTTGGTCCAAACTGGGATGTATATCAAATACAGTTCTTCTTAGATGGTGGATGGCATGTATTTGCTATGGAAACCAAGTATGAATAAGGAGGTTTATCATGCCAATTGGTGTTAATAAAGTTGGATTGATGGGTGCTGCTGGTGGAGGTGGTGCTGGTGCATCACTGATCCAGTCTGCATCAGGTGGTAGTCAATGGAATGGTACTAATAGTAGACAGGGTGGATTGCCTGTTAGATTCCATAGATTCCAGTCTGGTGGTACTAATGGATTCCAAGTAAACGATATATCTGGTACTGGTGAAGCACTCTTGTATGTTTGGATGTGGGGTGCTGCTGGTGGTAGAGGAGGACAAGGTGGTAATAATGGTGGATCTGGAGGTGCATCATACTCTGAGATTATGACAACTGCTGGTCAATACTGGATCGCTGCTGTAGGTAGAGGTGGTGGTGGAGGATCAGGATGTCATGGTTGTTGGGGTGCTGGATCTGGAGGAAATAATTCTACATCTTATGGTAATGGAGCACTAGGAATGTACCCTGCCTGTGGAGGTTGCTCTGCTGGTGGAGGTGGTGGAGGTGCTGCTTCTATTTTGTACATAGCAAACACTAACCGAGGAAGCATTCGTCAAGTCGCTGGAGGCGGTGGTGGC